TAAGTGCTTCTGGAGTATTCCATCCCAAGTAACGATCAATAAAGTATCCAGAATCACGAGGAGCAAGAAGTCTAATACCAACAAAATTGATACCTGGATTACTGTCCTTTACATACTCTATAAGAGTACCTGTAAACTCATTCCATGAATGCTTAATCCTATATGTTCTACCATTCTTACGGTTGCGTAAATGATCCTTTACTGCATTAATAGAATTCTGTCCTAAGTATGGTGTATCTTCCCAACGACGTTCTACTAACTTATGCTTAGGAAGGTGATTTGCTTCACCATCAGTAAGAATAACACATTGAACTTTTTGAACACCAGTCTCCTTTCTAAACTTTGGAAGGATTTGATTTAAGGCAACTATTGTCTCGTTTAATGGAGTTCCAGAGAGTTGTAATCTTGGTGGAGTAGGGTATGAGCAATAGTTCCTCATTCCATAAGCAACTTTCCAAATAGTACGTAATTGTTGTTCAGATTCTTTACTAGTTGAATCACTATTAAAGAATTCCATTAAAGAGAATCTATCATCTACAGCAAGCAATCCATCCTTTGGAGTATAGTGTTGAAGAAGATCATATCCATTACCTTGTACACTACGATTAAACTCATAAGTAAAAGCATAAACCTTAAAAGGAATACCAACCTTTCTGCAGAACCATACAAGATTATATAACTGCTTAAGAGTATCCATTAAGCAATTTGCCATTGAACCTGACCAATCAAGAATGAATACTAAACCATGATTCTTACCATCAGCAAGAGTTGTTACCTTCTTGAATAAATCTTCATTGTACTTATAGGTATGAAGTTTAGTGCAGTCTAGAACTCCAGTCTTAGATACTGTTGCTCTTGCATATGAATCTGCTGCCTTCTTACATTCAAATTCTTTAACAAGATAGTTTACTTCTTTTTGTGCTTCCTTCCTATACTTCTGGTATGCTTGTTCAACTCTGGCATAGTCTTCTAGTAGATACTCATATCCTTCATTATAATTTTTTCTATCTATTTCAAACTGTCTCCAATAATCTTCTATGTAAGCATGAACTGCAGCATTTGGATTAATAATAGTATTTAAATTTAGTTGAGGTAATTCAATATATTCATTTGGTTGTGCTTCATCATTAACTAGATCTTTGATTGCCTTTGCTAATGCTGTATCAGTTCTAACTTGAGGTTCTGAATCCTGCTCAGGAGGACCACTTGCTTCATTTCCTGCTACACTCTCCTTAATATCATCATACTCTGTATCATCTTCTCCTAAGTCAGGACGACCAGATTTTGGATTTCCTTCTCCTTCTTCATCAGTATCATTATCCAACTGATCTTCATTATATGATTCAAAGACATCCTCATTCATATCATCACCCTCACTATTATTTCCTTCCATCTTCATCATCGCTTCAAATTCTTCTTCTTCCTTCTTCTGCTGTGCTTCTTGCTCTGCAAGTTCTTGCTTACAGTAGTTGTATAACATCTCTGCTGCATCTTGTGCATCGTCAAAAGTCTCTGCATTAGCAGTTGCATCAACAATAATTTGCTCTTCCTCATCAAACTGGATTCCCATAAAAGGACCAATTTTAAAGTGAAGGTTAATTCTATCTGCAAGATTCATATTATCAATATCAACACCAGCAAGATCAAAGAAGTCATCCTTATATAATTGGTTATAACCACCATAGAATGTCTTAGGAAGACCTTCATACTTACGCTTCATCAACTTCTCAATACGAGCATCTTCTGTAACATTAATGAATGTCTGAGGAATACCTTTTCTTGGATCTTTATTAGGTGTGAATAAAGCATGTCCTACTTCATGAGCAACTAACATATCATATACATTCTCTTCTGCATCCCACATAGGCAACGTTAAAACACGAGTCTCAACATTAAACATTGCAGTCTCTACTTGTTTATTCTCTATGATCAAATCTTCAGTAGCAAGTAGTTTTGCTAATTGTCCTTTGATCTCTAGGTTGATTGACTTGTTCATGTGTTTCCTTTATATGTACACATTATAAAACCCCTTCCGTGGGGAAGAGGTCATAAGTAGACGCTTTTTTAATTGTCTACGTCTTTCTCTTGCACTACGCAACGCTTGAGGTTTAAGCGTTCGCTTCGGTTCTTTGCCCGAATTGTGCTGCCAGTTAGGTAATTTCATCGAACTTTTTAAGTGAGTCCTTAAGATTGGATGAACAATCAGGAGGTTCAGGTTCTACTATACCATGAATCTTCTTCCATTTGTTGTGCAATGCACCCATCATCCAAGATTGAGCAAGACTCCTAGGACCATTCTCAAGAAGATCTAACTCATACCTACTAGAAGTATATGCTTTATAATCTTCTCTCCAATTGGAATCATCATAGGGTTTGTCCATTAATCCAATCCTCCAGATCTACAGTTGGTCTCCAACCAAAGATTAACCTGAGTAAAGTATTCTGTGCAAGTGTTTCTCTTGCTTCACCAGTTCTCTCTGGAATATGTGTGATCTTATTATCTAGGCATGTGACCATTCTTGCAACTTGATTAACAGAATAGTTTGTACCATTACCTACATTATAAACTTCTCCATAATTCTCATCTTTAATATCAGTAACAGCAGCAAGATAATTTGCATGAACTACATCAGACACATGTGTAAAATCTCTACGTTGTTCACCATCACCAACAACAGTTAACTTCTCACCTGCTGCTCTTTGACGTAAGAATATACCAATAACAGGAGCATACTGTCCTCTTAGTGGTTGACGCTCACCATAGACATTAAAGTATCTAAAGATAACAGTCTTAAGACCAAATAGATCAGTGTACATCTTGCACAACTTCTCACCAGCAACCTTAGATACGGAATAAGGATTTAAACAATCCTCTGGATTACACTCAGCATTTGGTGTCTTACCCATACCATAAGCAGATGATGTAGATGAATACATTACCTTCTTCACACCTGCTTCTCTAGAACATTGTAAGACTGTTGTAGTACCTACACAGTTAATCTCAACTGCTTTTATAGGATTCTTAATTGCTGGTTGAATTCTTGCTTCTGCTGCAATATGGAATACGTAATCAACACCATCATATAATGGTCGTGTATTCTCATAATCACAGATATCAAACTTATGATTCTCTGCTTTATCATTCCAGTAGAACTGGTCATGAGCATCAGAATACTCATTGTCAATTACAACTACCTCATGCCCTTCTGCAAGAAGTTTATCTACGAGGTTTGATCCTATGAATCCTGCTCCTCCTGTTACTAATGATCTTGTCATGATGTCATCCTACTGAATCCTTTAATTTTTTCAAATCTAATTACATTGGTGAACTTATCTTGTAGACCCTCTTTATGAGAGATTACAAAGACATTAGCGTCCTTAACAACATATCTAATTATCTTTAAAAATTCTTCTGTTCCAAATCCATCTAAGGAGGAGTCAAAGGTCTCGTCAAAAATAATTAAATTACAGTTGAGTGAATTTTTTATTTTAGCAACTTCTCGCCAAGTAAACAAGAGTGCCAAGTCAATTCTCATTTTCTCACCTTCCGAAAAAGAAGCATAAGAAAAATCCTCTTGAATGGGAGATTTAATAGACTCATTAAATTCTTCATCTAATGAGAAATTAATATAAAACTCCATCATCTGAAGGTATCTATTAACCTGCTGATTAATCAGAGGAAGATACTTCCTGATAATTTTGGTCTTAACACCACCATCCTTCAGGAGATCTGATATGAAGTTGTATTTTATTATATCATCTTTCTTGGATTCTGCACTAACGCAAGCAAGTTCAAATTGTTGTTTAAAATCTGTTAGCTTCTCATGTTCAGTATTTCTATCTTCAAGTTGAGTGGTAATAGTTTGAATTTCCTGTTCAAGATCTCGGACTTGTCTTTGGTATCCTGAAACCTTTGTATTAACTTGAGAAATGCCATGCGTTAGATTAGTAACCTCTTCTGATAAAGTAATGAAAGTGGACTCCCTCAACTCTTCCTCTTTAATTGCTTCTTCAAGTTCCTTATAACCTGATTGCAACTCTTTTGCTTTATTTTGGGAGTCCGTAATTTTATTTATTCTAAAGGTCTCTTCAATCTCTTGGGTACATGTAGGACAAACCGTATTGCCTGTGAAGAACTTATGCTCTTTAGTAATCGTTGCTACTTTCTGACCTAATTTACCTTTAAGGTTTCCTAACTTCTTAAGTTTTGCTTTAGATCCTGAGTATTCTACAACCTCTTTATTCTTATTAATTAATAACTCTTCAAGTTCTTTCTCTTCTTCTAATAACTTATCTTGCTCTTTAATCAACTCCTTAATACTCTTCTTCTTATTATTAATATCCTTCTTACCCAGTGCTTCAATCTCATCTATAAAAGATTGCTGCATCTCATACTTCTCTTCAAGAGTCATCTTTTTATATTCTAACTCTTTTATAGAATCTCTTATAACTTTAAGCTTCTCCTTAAGAACACTATTCATTGAAGAGAATATTTTAATATCTAATATATCTTCAATGACTTCTCTCCTATTAGGAGCATTCAATTGCATGAATGGAACAAAATTACTACTACCAAGAATAACTATTTGCGTAAATGACTTGTAATTCATCTTAAGAACTACATTCTCTAACCAAGTCTGTTGTGCATTTGCATGAGCATCTTGATTTAAGATTTTATCATTTTTATAAATCTCAAACTTGTTAGGTTTAATACCTCTTATAATCTTCCATTTAACTGTACCAATAATAAAATTTATCTCTACTACCGTATCCTTTTCATTCTGTGAATTTATAAGTAGACTCTTAGTAACACCTCTATAGGATTTACCAAACAAAGAAAATGTTAAAGCATCTAATAATGTAGATTTACCAGCACCGTTATTACCAACAATTAAAGTATTAAACGCCGATCCATTAAAATTAATTTCGGTGAATTGATTACCTGTACTAAGAAAGTTTTTATACTTAATAGATTTAAATGTTATCATCTTCAGGTGGTATCACAAGATCATTTTTAGTAATGACTGCATATTCATAACCATGCAGTTGGCAAGTCTTAACTATTAAGTGGTCATCAACTTCTAGGACATTTAGTTCTGGAACGTGTTCACGCTCCTCTAACATCATAGCAAATCTATCACAGTCATCTTCCTGCTCAAAAAGATAGAGAACCTGTCTACCTTCTTCATTTGTAACGGAGTACGCTCCTTGGTCCTCACGACCTTCTAAAGTAAGAATGTACATCAGACTAATTCACATGCCTCTCTATAGATCTCTTGAATTAAACTTTGAATTTGAGACTTATTAATATTAGAGTCAGATTCTAGAATATACTTATTGAGTAAGGATATTGTATCCTCAGATTCTATCTCAATGTTGTCATGATCTATTTCCTCTTGGAAGTTTTCAACAACTTTAAGTTCAGCCACATCAGCAGCATATAACTTATCTACAAATTGATCAAACTTCTTAGGTGAAGACTTCTGCTTTACTAATAATTTTACTATCTTATCCTTAAATTGTCTAGCATCAAATGTTTGGTGGTCATCATCATTATAATAGATTGTATGAAATAGTCTATAGGGGTTACGTATCTCTTCAGTCTCTAAAGTATCTGTATCAAAAATATGGAATCCTCTATCATCTCCAGTATCATTAGCAAACATTTCATATGGATTACCTAAGTAATAAACTTTACCATTATTAGATCTAGTATGGTAATGACCAGAAAATACTTTTGCAAATTTATCAAACATATCAGTATCATAACCATCCATCATTACATGCCCACGAGTAGCAGTAAACCCATTAAGTTCTAAATGTCCCATAACCATCTTTGCTTTTGATTTAGCAATCTTAGTCAATGTCTTTTGTTCATTCTCACTATTCATCCAAGGGACAAATAAAACTTTTAACTTATCAAACTTTGCTTCAGTTGCTTCTGAATAGCAAGTTATATTAGGATACTCTTTAAGTAATAAATCTATAGCATTTACTTCGTTGGTATTCTTATAATAAGCAGTATGGTTACCAACAATAGTATGGATAGTATAGGATGTAAGTTTGTCATAATAATTCTCCTTTGCCCATTTTAAAGCAGCAAAATCAATTCCCTTCCTGTTATCAAAGGTATCTCCCATATCAATAATAGTATCAATCCCACGCTCCTCTATGGTAGGGAAGAATATATCATTATAGAACTTTAAAAAATAGTCATGGAATAACTTGGAGTTCTTACGAGCACCAAAATGCTGATCAGTTATAATTGCTACTTTCATTATTCATCAAAGATATGGTGTTTAGATGTACCTGCATTATCATTTGATATATTACCTATGCCTGTTTCTTCTGTCTCTTCTAAGTGATACTCCCAGTCCTCTATGACGGTGTTGGAGAGCATCCTATCAGATAATAGGTCCATCTCTTCTCGTGCTATCTCTTCAGTCTCTGCATCAAACCAGAAGTCTATTGCTTTACCTATCCTCAATAGATGTGGTTCAAGACGTGGTGCTATTCTTTTAACATTATTCATCACTGCATTACCAGCAGCATCTGATACAGATCCTCTTAGTCTGACGTGTACGAGTGCTTTAAACCTCATTTTTTAGTCGTGTTGCTACGTGTTCTGTTTATAATGCTAATGAACTTATCACCAGCAAAGTGTCCCCCTAAACAAACATCTATCTCATCACCATCCTTCCAGTTAACATCACCATTCATTTTGGTGTGTTGCATGAGGACTGCAATCTTGTTAATTACTTCTTCAGTTAATCTCATTATGATCTAGATTTAGAATGAATACTGTCTTTAATACTATTATAGTCAGAATAGTTACCACCGTCACTGAGACTATCATCATAAAAGACTTCTTCATATCCAGTCTTTTCAAGAATCTTATTCTTAATCTCTAATTGCTTTTTCTCTTTTTGAATCCTTCTAAGGAACGCATAATGTATAATCTGCGTAAAGTAAGCAAAAGGATTCTGGGATTTCTCAGGATTAAAATTATGTATGTACTGAACGCAATTTTCGATTCCATCAGAGATCATATCATCCTTAAAGATGTAATTAACGAAGTTAGGTTTAAATGATAGATGAGTAGCAATCTTTAAAAAACACTCACCGAGATAATTTGTAATTCTAGGTTTATCTTTACCTAGTTCTTCTGCTTCAGCAACATCTTTCTTGTATGCAATTAAAGCAGCAAGAAATTCTTTATTGTTTACATAATGAACTGATCTTTTTCTTTTTGTTACACCAGCCATACGACTTTCCTTTGTGTTAAATTGATTATAGCACCTCTGGATTGTTTAAACAACTTGACAAGGTATTCATACACATGTACAATAACCTTTGTAGAGGTTCAAGGGGAATCTTCAAAGAGCTTTTCTAATATCTCTTTGGTATCGTTGACATTAGCAATATAACCCATTTTTCTATTAATCTTTTTTCTAGTACCAGTAGGATCTTTAGGGAAGTCCTCAGCGGATTCTCTTATCCATGCTTGATACATCATAATCATTTCAATATCTTTAGACTCACTCATAGTCAATACGTTCTCCATATCAATAACAAACATATCATCTTTAGTAGTCTTTAACCAAGGTTCTAACTTATACCCTGTTAAACCTCTAGGTCCGTTAATCTGCTGCAATGTAATTGGATTTGTTACAAGTAGGATTGTTTTATTATTTTCAAAGCATGGGGAGACCTTAGTGTATATCTCATCACCACACTTAAGTTTAATTGTTGCGTAAAAGTCGTCTTCCATATAATCCTACTTTAAGTTTACATTTACAATCTCATAGTTAAATTTCTCTTCGTTGTAGATTTTGATTCGTTCGATGAGGTGATTTAATGTGTAATTTTTCTGAGAATTATGAGTACAGTCATCAGAAATATCATACAGCATCGCTTTGGTTTTATCTTTACTTCTTCTTAAAACCCTTCCAATACTTTGTAAATTACGGATTCTAGATTTACTGGGAGAAGCAAAAACCACATTATGCAGGTTTCTAATATTTATACCTGTGGAGAACACGCCATAAGATGCTACAATGATGGCATTTGATTCACGTTCTACTATTTCTCTTACGGTTTCCCGCTCTACTGTACCTACTCCACCATGAACAAAGAAGACTTTTCTACCTGGAACTGTATTATCATTAATCAATTCATAGAGAGGTAATCCATGAGTTTCTACTCTCTGAAATAAAACTAAAGTATTACCTTTTAAATCTACTACTAAGTTTTTAATAAAGTTATTTCTCTGATCATGACCTATAATATACTGAACTTCATCTTCAAATACTTCAAATTTTTTAGGTGGATGCTTTAATACAATACAAGTAATATCTAATTTTGCAAGATGACCCTTCTGCATTAAGTCATCAGTCTTAGTTACTTTATATGCTGGACCAAACAATCCCTCTAAGACCCACTTATGAGTCTGTGTGCCATCTAATGTACCAGTAAATCCAAATCTATACTTAGCATGTTCAAGCTTTGTCATTATAGATA